GGATCATCATCAGTGAAAGGCGGCTTATATGGGTGCCCGGAGCGCTCCTTCTCCCTCAGTCTCAGATTTCTCGGCAAAAAGTGCTGGAACCCATCCCGGACACGAAGTCCCAGGTTCCACAGGGTCTGACCCGAAGCCCTAATGCGTCGTTGAAAGAAGAGTCCGAGGTTCCGGATCAAGCGCCCGTAACGGGAATGGCGGACGGAAAGGAAAGGTCCGAGAATTTCGTTCATTACATCTCCTATCTTACGCGAGTCACGTACGAGTAACCCCCTCGCTCGGACAAACGGCACCAATTTGAAGTTTCGGGTGAAATACGTCGAGTTAACCGTAAGGAAACTACTAGTATACGCCGTCTTCTTCTCATTGAGATCCATTCCGAGTCCTGGGACCACTCTGCGATAGGTTTGCAGCCACTCTTTCGACACCTGGGCGACTAAGTCGTCGCCATTGACCAAACGTGGTGTCTCCTCTACTCCCATTAGTTTATCAACCCAACACGTCGCAATGTAATTTTGCAGACACAATAACGGGAACGAGCAAAGGTTCCCCATCATTTGTCCTCTCATTGGTGTGAAGGGCCCGTCAGAAAACTGAATGGTGGGCCGTAACGATTTTCTCAGTTCAGAAAACAAAGGTGACAACTCCGAACTTGACCTCGCCGCCAAAGTATCAACGATCCTCTCGGCAACCTCAATTGGTAAATTATCAGTCGCCGCGGTAAAGTCCGCAGACAGGTAACTCGAGCCGGGGACAAACCCCGCGGCAAGGAAGACCTTCCTTGTGGGCGGACCCCGCAGTAACCATTTGAATCGAGATATCCGATCGTAGATGGCGGTGTGGAGTGGACGGAGGAGCAAATAAGAGCTATGGTTCTTGACGAGAGGACGGGGCTTTCCAGCATCCTTTGCGACCATGAACTGAGGTTCATGCACAACGGCTGGCTTCTCCAATTGACTAATGTAGTCCTCTCTCCGACCCATCCAAGATGCGTAACTACCCCCCCCACTCCTACCCACCTGAGTGGTAGAAGTGTAAGGGGGGGTCACGCGTCGGACCTGTCTCTCGAACTCCTTCATCGTGATACCTTTCGGAAACATCTTCGAAACTAGATCATCGACAAATTCCAGATACCCTTCCGGTATATCTTTCCTATGTCTCAAGCGTTCCTTCAGATCTTCCTCCAGGCCGTTATTCATGCAATCGCAACTATCCGGCCAACCTTTAGTGACCGAAGCGATAGAAGCAGAAAACGAGAGGGAGTCTTCTAAACAAAGTCCTAAGACGGGTTTTCCGCTTAGGCAAGAAATCAAAAAACGAGAAAGCTCCTTCTTCAACAAGGATGTGTAGGCCGTGCAGGTACCGTCAACCGGTGGCACCCGAACACATTGATCCTTCTTGTAGAAGTCGCAGATAAAAGAAACCGCTCGAATTGTCGCCGAGCGTACACGGTGCTGGAAAGCTAGACAGCTTTCTGGTGCTGTGGTAACAGCGGTCCCCAGCGATGGGTCACCAGACAAAAAACACGCCTCCATTTAATTGGGGGGGGCAGCTCTTGAGCGTCCAGATCTCGG